CGCGAAGCAAGCCGTAATGGACGGCCTGCAATGGTGAAAGACCTGCTTGACACGCCACCGGACTTGGTGGAGATTGCCGAAGCCCTGGATGCGATGGCGAAACCGCACTACGGCTCGGCGTGCAAGCTGATTGCCGAATCGGAAGGCGAACAATGCACCACCGAACGGCAGGAAGCCATCTGGATGGCATACAACGGCATCACAAGAGGAAAGGATTGAGATGGCAAGGCGCGGATACGTGCAGCTCGTGAACGCTTTTTACAGCAACGAGAAGGTGCAGGAATTGGCGCGCAGTGGACGCATGGACTCTGTGGGCGCCTTCTGCATGGCCCTGGCGTATTGCGGCGATCATCTCACGGACGGCTTCGTGCCGCGCCGCGCCATGCTCTACGTCATCGGGGCCACCAGCGAGCAGATCCGTGCACTATGCGATGTGGGCATGCTTGAGGAGGTCGATGAAGGCTGGCTGATCCATGATTACACCGAGCATAACCGCACCAAAGAGCAGGTATTGCACGCCAGGAAGAAAAGCGCCGAGCGCGTGGCCAAGCATCGCAACGAATCGGATGTAACGGCGTTACATCGGAACTGTAACGCTGTTACATCGGGACAAACACCAGAACACCAGAACACCAGAACCCAAAAGAAAGATGAAGAAGAATATTCTTCTTCTTCATCCAAAGAAATCGGGCTGAACGACTTCGAGCTGGTCAGGGAGAAAGCCCACGCCAATGCCGCCATAATCCGCGATTACCCGAATCTCGACCTCACGGACGCGTGGAATGCCTTCGCCGCTCGCCACTACGGCGAGACACGCACCGTCAACGACTGGTGCCGCCTATGGAAGGGCTGGTGCCAGCGACGCGCACGCATGAGCGGCATACCACCCTCGAAACCACACAGGCACACGTGGCAATGCGAACACGTGCTCCAGGCGCTCGGACGCGACAAGGAAACCGCCACGCCAGACCAACGAGCCTGCCGGATGGCGAAACAACTCAACAAGGAGAAATCATGAAACACGACGAACCGGAAACCATGTACAGCCGTGAATGGTTGGAACACGAACGCCGCAAAGCATGGCAGGAAGGCTACGCAGCCGGATGGAAAGACCAGGAATGCGACTTCCCGCAATATACAAGCGAAAACCCATACAAGGAGTAGACAAGTGAAGAAAATCCTCGAAAACATGATCATCAAGTGGCATCAGGCTGGATACAGCCTCGACGAGATCGCGCCACTCGTGCCACAAGTGCCGAAAGCCGAAATCGCGGCCATCATCCACCAGTACGACAAGGAGACTCGACTTTGACCGACTGCCAGCACTGCCACAAGCCAATGAAGCCGGTGGCCGCGAATCTGCTCTGCGCCAGCTGCCGTGAAGACTACTGGACGCTGATCCGCCAGCTCGGCCACGTCCAACTGCCCGCCCTGCGCAGCATCATGCTCCGACAGGCCCGCATCGGCACCCCGACACACACGCCAAGCCGAGGCAACGCGCCACTCCCGATCAACACCCGCGCGCAGGACCTCATCAGCGAATCGGAAGCGTGGTTGGCCGAACAGGCGGGCAAAATACGCGCCGCATACGCTGGATACGACTGGCGGAAAGCGTGGTTCGCCATAATCAGCAACCGGCGCACCATCCTCGACATGAGCACTGCAGCAGACGATTACGCAGCCCTGGAACACATCAGCCGACGCAACGAGACGGCCTTGACACCAGAAGAGGCAATGGTCATCATCGGCACATGCCCACAATGCGGCCACCAAGCCACCAGCACGCCACAGGCCGACGAATGGACATGCCCGCACTGCAAATGGCAAGGCGGAGTCCAAGCAATAAAAGCCGAACGCGACAACAAACTCTGGCAACTCGAATACACCGGAAAACCAGTCGAAGTCGCACGCTACCTCGCCAAAATGGACATCCACTGCACAAGCGACCAGATCCGCCAATGGCTCACCAGAGGCAAACTGTCGCACGCCACGCCGACAAAACACAAAGGAGAGTACGTGTTCAACCTCGGAGAACTCACAGCCATGCTTGACTGTCACAATTAAAATGCTATACTGTCGTATGTTCGTAGAATGAATGGCTCAGCATAATGATAGCTGAGCCATTATTCATATCGCTTCGGTAGCTCAGCGGTTAGAGCACAAGGGATAGCACAGATACCTAGGACGGAGACCTTACCGGCCATGGCTTCCTACTTCTTTGAATCGAATGCCCGTGATGATAAAAAGATAGTGCATCCCACACCATGCGCTGGTTCGACTCCAGCCCGAAGCACCACAAGGCGGTGATCGTATGCCAGGAAGAACGCGCAAGACCAGCCGCCAATTCGAAAAAGACAAGGCCGCATTCTTCGCACAATGCAAGGCACAGCATGCAGTCTGCTGGCTATGCGGAATGCCAATCGACTATGCGGCCACGAAGAACACCACCGATGACAGCTTCAACCTCGACCACATGTTCCCCGTCAGCAAGCATCCCGAACTCCAATTCGACCCGGCAGGCTTCAAACCGAGCCACACCAGCTGCAACCGCTTGAGAGGCAACCAAGATCCGCCAGCGCCAATCGGAACACTCTCAAGACAATGGATAACAACAGCATGAGCCCAACACGAGGGGTAGGGGCGGTGAAATCGTAAAACCAACGCGAGGGGGGTCTACGTCCCGCGTGGTTGGTCTCCCTCTCCCCGATGAGTGAAATTGTTGGCGGGTCGCGCGCGATGGCAGATTAGGGGGTGTTTTCGATGAGTGCGAAGTTTCCGAGTCGGAATGTGGCGGAGGCGTTGGAGCGTTCGTTGAAGAACGCTGACCTCAAGGCTGTTAATTCTGCTGTTGTCGCTGCGGCTCGCGTGTTGGCTGAGCGTATCGATTATCTGACGTTCTCCGGTTTTGTCGATGAGAACGGCAAGCTCGACAATGTGTCGCTGCCGACGTTCCTCAAATATTGTCAGTCGCTTGGTTTGACGGTGGATGCTCCGGCTAAGGTTGGTCGGCCTGCGAAGCCGAAGGTTGAATCGAAGCCGGAGGCGCGTAAGAGCGACAAGGTTGTGCAGATGGAAGATTTCATGAAGCGTTTCGGCTAGGAGGCGTTCGATGGTGTCGGAAGATTTGAGTGTTTTCGGTGCCATCGATGATGAGAAGCATGGTGTGACCCTGCCGCGTATTTATACTCCGCCGCTTCGCCCATTGGACAAGAACACTTCTAATGGCTTCGCTGTGATCGCGTTCGCCGAGATCATGCTTCACGTGCATCTCTATCCGTGGCAGCTTGAGGATGGCAGCTATCGCTTCCGCAAGGTGATTGTGCTTGTGGCCCGCCAGAACGGCAAGACCACGCTGATGGGCGTGCTTGCCGCGTGGTGGCTGTTCGTGGACTCCAACAAGCATCCGGACAGGGTTCCGCCCGTGAAGTTTCTGGTGGTCGGTGCGGCGCAGACGTTGGACAATGCGAAGGGTCCTTACAATCAGGTCAAGGAGTGGTGCAATCCTCAGCCTTCGACTGATGAGGAAGCGGATCTGGTGATTCCGGATCTTGCCGCGATGACGCAGAAATTCGTTAACACGAACGGCGAGGAGGCGATCATCACCCGCTCGAAGGCCCGCTATATCGTCCGCGCCGATAAGAATATTCGCGCGAAGAGCGCCGCCCGTGTGGTGTTCGATGAGTTGCGTGAGCAGCATACTGATGATGGCTGGAATGCCGTCAGCCAGACCACGAAGGCAGTCTGGTCGAGCCAATTGTGGGGCATTTCGAACGCTGGCGACTATCGTAGCGTCGCGCTCCGCAAGCAGGTGGACAAGGGCCGTAAACTCGTGGACGCTTGGAAGCAGTATGTGGCTGATGGTGTGGATGCCGCCGAGGCTTTCGCCAATGGCGAGCAGGACGGCAGCTTCGGATATTTCGAGTGGTCGGCGCCTGACAAGTGCCCGGTGGATGATGCCGACGCGATCCGCCAGGCGAATCCGTCGCTCGGCTATGGGCCGATGACTGTTATGTCGGTTCGGTCCGATATCGATGGCATGACCGAGGCGGCGTTCCGTACGGAAGTCCTGTGCCAGTGGGTCACGGCTGACATCATTCCTTTTATCAATCCGAAAATGTGGGCCAGCGGCATCGACTCGCGTTCCACGATTCCGAATGAGAATCGTGTCGTGCTGTCCGTGGACACGTCGGCCGACCGTAAGACCACGTATGTGGCCGCTGCCGGAATGCGTGCGGACGGGTTGCCGCACGTGGAGTTGATCGCTCGTCGTGACGGCATGCTGTGGGTGCCGCATTATCTCGACCTTTTGCAGGAGTGTTGGCCGCATGTCACGGAGATCGCAGTGCAGGGCAAGGGCTGTCCGGCAGTGGACTTCATCGACCCGCTCATCGAAAAAGGGTGGACGGTGCATCTCATCGAAGGCTTCCGGCTGGGCGCGTGCTGCGGCCGTTTCCATGATCGTGTGCGTGAGGGCAAGCTGCGGCATCTTCCGCAGCCAGCCATCGAACAGCAGGTTTCCGTGGCCGTATCCCGGCGTCTTGGCGAAGTCGAGGTGTGGGACCGCACCAAGTCCGCATTGCAGATTTCCGGCTTGGTTGCCGAATCGCAGGCGCTTTATGCGCTGGAGACCATGCAGGCTGAAACGCTTAAACCGAAATACGAGCCCTCGCAAGGCGTGAGGGTCAGATTCTAGATTCTTCACAAAGAGGGGAGTATTGATGGGATTCCTTGACCGGCTCCTCCACAATAACGCCGCAGCTATCGGCATGAAGATGGCCGAGGCCGACGCACATCCGACGCCAGCGACAAGCATTCCACTCGCCAACGGCGACAGTTGGCCGTCCGACATGGACTTTTACGGGTACGCGTCCGGCGCCTACTGCAGGGAGTATGCGGTGCGTGTCGTGGTGGACTTCATCACCCGCAACATCGCCTCGCTGCCATTCAAGGTGTATCGGAAGAACGCCGATGGGGATGCCGAGGAAGTCTCCGACGGCGCTCTTGCCGATTTGATGAAGCGTCCTTCTCCTCTTCCTGGAATGACACGCTACCGTTTCATTAGCACGCTGCTTCGTGACATGCTGCTCGATGACCGGTGGCTCATGCTCCTGGGCGTGAACGGTGGCCGTTTCACGCTCCGTCGCATACCGTCTGACTGCTATCAACTGTCGGGTAACGCTTTCGGCGAGATTACCGGCGTGAATCTGCTGACGATGGACAGTCAGCAGGCCATGCATTTCGATCTGCCTGATCCTCGCGTGCATTTGGATGTCGGCTTTATTTCCGGCCTCCAGTTCGGCGATAGTGTGACCAACGTGCTTCGTCCGCTCTTGGCGGAGGCGAAGGCGATGGCTTCCTACCGGCGCAATATCGCCAAGAATGGCATGCAGGCCGGTGGCTACGTCTTCCGGCCGAAGGAGATGCCGTGGCTGTCGCAGGATGATTACGACGATTTCACCAATGGATTGCGTAATTTCATTCAGAATGGTGGCCGTGAGGGTGGCTGGCCTGTCCTGAAGGACGGCATGGAGATGCGCCCTTTGGACAATGTCTTCAAACCGGTGGACGTGAACGATTTGGAGGCGCGCGACCGTATCAATATCGCGGTGTGCAATGCCTTCCAGATCTCGCCGGAAAACGTCGGCTTCAGAACCGGCACCAATTCCAACATCAGCGCGTTCAAAGAGCAATTGTGGAATGTTGAGCTGATGCCATACATCGTGGCATTGGAAGAGGCGCTGAATCTGAGCCTTCCAGAGGCTGTGGGCGAGCCGGACTGCTACATCAAGGCAAATGTTGACGCGAAACTCCGCGGCACCACGTCCGAACAGTATCAGGCGCTGAGCACTGCTACCGGCAGGCCTTTCATGACTACGAATCAGGCACGTCAGATTCTGGACATGCCGCGCGTGCCTGGCGGCGACCAGCTCATCACCCCGTTGAACGTCAGCGAGGGCGGGCAACCCAGCCCGCAGGACGGCGGGCGCACACAGAACGCGCAGGAGAACAATCCGGTCAACGGCGAGGACGCGAAGGCGATGCTCGCCGAATTCAAACGGCTTTACCGGTATGACGCGCAATTCCATGCCGAGTGGAACGCGCTCACCAAGGAGGAAACATCATGAGACTTGATTTCAAGGGCTTCGAACTGAAATCCCTTGATGACAGTCAAGGAGAAGGCGTGTTCAGCGGATACGCCAGCACCTGGGACAAGGACCTGTACGATGACGTGATCGTCAAGGGCGCTTTCGCCGATACTTTGCAGAACGATTTCCAAGGTTCCGGCGCGGGCATTCCGATCCACTGGCAGCACAAGGACGATAAGCCCACCGACATCATCGGTGAGACGTTGAGCGCGGTGGAGGACGAACATGGTCTGCTCGTCACCGCACGCCTCGACCTTGACCTGCCGGAAGGCAAGCGCGCATACGACCTGCTGAAACGCGGGCTTATTCACCAGATGAGCATCGGCTTCATCGCCGAGGAGACCGCGTTCGTCCAGGATGGCAAGAGCGCTTGGGATGGATACCGTGAAATTCGCCAGCTGAAACTGTTCGAGATTTCCCTTGTGCAGGTGGCCGCGAATCAGGGCGCGGAGGTGCTTGAAGTCAAGAGCGGTAGAGCCATCAGCGCCTCCAACGAGAGCAAGCTCCGTGCCGCCCTCGACAGCCTGCACGAGGTTCTTGATGGCATCGATTCCGACAACAAGAAGCCGGACGATTCGTCCGATGACTCCACGGATGATTCCAGCGACGAGCCGGACGATTCCACGGATGACCCGAAGAAGAAAGACCAGAAAAGCTTTGACCCGCAGTGGGCCAAGGAATATCAAACCATCAGCGACTTCTTCTCGCTGGAACACTAACCGAAAGGGGTGCCATGAATCTCATGGACAATCTCGCCGCCGAGAAGAAGGCGGCACAGTCCATCCTCGCCAAGGGAATGGATAACATCACCGAAAAGGAGCAGGAGGAGCTGAAGCAGCATTACGCCGAGGCGAAGAAGCTGCAGGAGCGCATCGACCTGTTCAAGGAAGCCGGAGAAGGACTCGACCGTCTCGCCGGAACCTCGAAGACCGAACGTAAGGGCGTCGAGGCGAAGACCCTCGGCGACTTCTACGTCAAGTCCCTGCAGGAGAAGGGCTTGAGCGTGCTCGCAACCAAGGGAGGCTTGTTCTCCACTCCGGAATTCAAGGCTGCTTCCGACACTCAGGTCACAGGTGGAGCGTCCGGAGCCTACGCGCCGTTCCTTACTGAAACCGATCAGAACGGCGTATGGCCGTATGAGCGTCCGCTCGTCATCGCCGACCTTTTCGCGTCCGGCACCATGAGCGGCACCACCATCAAATATCCGGTCTACGGCTCCCTCGAAGGCAACGCCACCACCGTCGCCGAGGGCGCGCAGAAGCCTCAGATTCACATGCCGGATCCGACTTGGGTGTCCGACAGCCTGCACGAGGTCGCCGCATGGTGGAAGATCACAGACGATATGGCGGAAGACCTGCCGTTCGTCGTGTCCGAGATCAACCAGCACGCCCAGTACAACCTCAAGCTGCAGGAGGAGACTCAGCTTCTGTCCGGCGATGGCACCGACCCGAATCTCAAGGGCATTCTGAACCGCGAGATCCAGACGAAGAAGCAGTCCACGGATTCCGACCCGGACCGCATCTTCGCGGCCACTACCGATATCGCCACCGCGACCGGCTTCTCCGCCGACGCCGTGGTCATCAACCCGGCGGACTATCAGACAATCCGCCTGTCCAAGGATGCGAACGGCCAGTATTTTGGCGGTGGTTTCTTCTCCGGCCAGTACGGCAATGGCGGCATCATGCAGAACCCGCCGCTGTGGGGTCTGCGAACCGTGGTGACCGAGGCGATGACCAAGGGCACCGTGCTCGTCGGCGCGTTCAAGGCCGGCGGCACCATCTACCGCAAGGGCGGTCTGACCGTCGAATCCACCAACAGCCATGAGAACGACTTCACGAACGACAAGATCACGTTCCGCGTGAAGGAACGCCTCGCCCTGCAGGTCAAGTATCCGAAGGCGTTCGTCCAGGTGACGCTCGGCAAGGCCGCTAAGTGAGGTGACTGGCTGTGAAGCAGTATCGACTTGTTGATGCGGCCAAGGCCGCCGTTGACGACTCGGTGTTTATCGAGGATGTGCTTTTCGTGGATAACAAGGACAAGCCGGTGAATGTCACCGGTGGCTCCACTTCCACGCCGTATGTGCTTCCCGCTGCCGCCGAGAACACTCTTGGTGGCGTGAAGCTGGCGAATGTCACGATCTCCGGCACTGCGAACACCTCCGTCGCGGCTGCGGCTTCCGACGCTCCGACGAAGGCAGAGTACGACGCGCTCGTTGGCGCTTACAACGATTTGGCGAAGCGCGTCAATGCGCTTGTGGCTGGTCTTGTGGCTGCTGGCGTTGTGAAGACGAGCTGAGATTGGAGGTCGGCATGAGTGAAGTGAATGTGATTCCCGACATGATTGCCGACCCTTCGGCTTTCGAGGACGACGCGGCTTTCAGGCTTAAGGCTGCTCAGGCGGCGATTAGGCGTGAGTGTGGCTGGCATGTCATGCCGAACACTGCGCTTAGCGGTGTGATCAACTCGCGTGGCGGCATGGTGATTCGGCTGCCCGCACGTCATGTGACGAGCATCGAATCATTGACCGACCGTGATGGCAACAAGCTGGCTTATGCCTATGATCCTGATACTGGTCTTGTGGAGTCCTTGTCTGGCGGCTTTCCCGCTGGCATTGCGGCCATCCGCTACGAGATTCACGCGGGCTATGATGACGCGCCGGACGTGCAGTCGGTGCTTATCAGCGCCGCGAAACGTGCCGGCATGAGTCCGCTTGGGCTTATCACCTCGCAGTCAACGAATGGCAGCAGCGCAAGCTTCGACGTGGTGTCGCTCATGCAGGCCGAGAAGGACAAGCTCAAACCCTACAGGCTTGGAGGCTTGCCATGAGCCTGTTTGACGACATGAATGCCGGTGGCGGCGTTTTCGCCATGGCTGGGGCCACGAGTTTCGTGCGACTGCGTGCCAAACGCAAGGCCAACCCGTACAATCCGGCGCAGAACGAGCCGGACTGGAGCGTGCCTCCGGACGAGCTCGTCATCATGGGCGCGCTCTCGTCCAGTTCCAGCACCCGCACGCCGGACACGCTTGACACGCAGACAGCATCTACGGCGTACCTCACCATCCCTGATCCGACAGCCGACGTGAAAATCGGCGACCGGATCCGCGCAGACCCCGACGACGGACGCTTGTGGGAAGTCGACGGATTCCCCTCGAAGGACGCGAACGCATTCACCGGCTGGCGTCCGACCTTGGAATGCCGTCTGACGGAAAGAAAGGGCTGAACAAATGGCGAAAAGCAGGATATCGGTCAACTTCAACCAGAAATTCTTCGACGAGATTCTCAACAGCGCCGGAGTCAAGTCGCTCACCACGCTGGCCGCGAACAGGGCACTCGCCTACGCGAAGGCGTCCGCTCCAGTCGATACCGGCGCATACCGCGACGGCCTTGGAATCGAGGAGGTTAAAAGGGAGCACCGAACGACCGTCATGGTCGTCGGCCACGACCCGAAGACCCTGCTCGTGGAGGCACAGACCGGCAATCTGGCCAAAGCGTTGAGGAAGGCGAGGGTCTGATGGCAAGCGTCATTCCACCAGACCTCGAACTGTTCCTCACCGGATGGCTGCGCTCCAACATCACGGACATCCCCGGCCTGCAGGTCGGAAACCGCATTCCGGATGGTTACGGCGGCTCCTATCCGCTCGTGGTCGTGCGTGATGACGGCGGCACGCAATCCGCCGACCGCGTGACGTTCGACAGGTCGATAGGCGTCAACGTGCTCGGATGGACGCGCAACGATACGAAACCATGCCGTGATCTGGCGGCCCGCGTGTACGGGCTGCTGACCGGCGAGCCCGGCATCCTCATCGGATTCGCCGAAGGCAGCCGCATCTGCGCCGTCGTGCCCGACGGCTGCAACGGCCCGTACCCGGTCAGCGAGAACGCGGCATGGTGCCGCTACTACATGACCGCCGAATATTCGACGGCCGGAATCAGACAACCATAGAAAGGAAACGCCATGGCCAAAGACAGTCAGGGCATGGATCTGGGACAGGTGGAGGCGCTCGTCACCGCAGCCATCATGATCGTCCCGTACTCCACCGAAAACAAAATCACGCCGGAGATGATCGCATCCAGCAATGCAACGCCGGAACTTCCGGCCGCCTACAATCGGTCGACCGCATGCATCGGACTCGTCAAGTCCGACGGCGGCAACCAGGATTCGCGCGACGGCGACGACCCGCTCGAGTTTTTGCAGGACGGTTACAAGAAGCTGCCGTTGGCGACCAGCCTCACGCAGACGTTCAGTCCGGCCGAAAACAACGCGCTGACCCGCAAAATCACCATCGGCGAGCCGGACGCCCAGGGCGTCTACCACGTGGCCGACATCATCCAGGACGCGAAATGGATGGTGTACGAAGAGGAGACGTTCGACACCGGCCGCGTCCACCGTCGCGCCGGCGTCATGCAGGTCACCGGCAACGAGCCGGACCAGCAGGAGCGTGGCTCGGTCACCGGCCGCGCATTGACCGTCGAATGGATGAAGGACCCGCTGTATGTGGATGCGGAGCATCCGAACACCCGCTGGATCGAAAGCTGGTACGACCCAAAAGCGTGACGGCGGTGGCCGTGACCTCGGCTGACGGAAACACGAAGCCGTCGGTCGTCCAAGGCGCGAAGCTCGCGCTCAAGGCCGTCGCCACACATGTGGACAAGACCACCGTGGACGTGACCGGACAGGCCACATTCAAGTCCAAGGATGCAGGCGTGGCGACCGTCGATGGCGGCACGCTCACCGCCGTCAAGGCCGGAAGCGCGAGGATCAACGCCACCTATGACGGCGTGACCTCACCCGATCTGACTGTCACCGTCACCACACGCGCCGCCTGACCGGCGGACGAAAATCTTCCCGGACCGCCCATCTCGCCTGTCTGCGCGGTCCGGGACTTCTTTTTTCACGGCAGGCAGGCGAAAAGCAGATAGGACAAGACAATGACTTCAACTTCCACCGACTTCAAGCCGACCGTCGAGGATTTCGACCAGTGGACGGAGAAAAACGATGAGGAGGCGTTCGCCTCCATTGCGCAGAACTACAAGGTGCGCCACATCATCAAGGGCGATGTGTATTGGGCGCTCGTGCCTGGCGGACGCACGTACAAGCTTCCACTGTCGATGAGCATCGACGATTTCACCAAACTGTCGAACACGTCCGACGATACGGAGAGCGTCGAACAGCTCAAACGCATTCTAAGCGGCTTCGCTGGCGACAAACAGGCGAAAGCGCTGAACGGCGAACCGGTGCAGGTGGTGTTCAACCTCCTGTCCGACTACGGCGACGCGGTAGTGCGCGCGCAGGGAGCCTCACTGGGAAAATCCAATGGTTCGCCCGCCAGCTCGCCGACCACGGGAGCGTGATCCGAGCCGATTTCACGGCACGTGGCTGGAGCCTGCAAACCGACCTTGGCGGCAGGCTCCGCTACGGCGACGCGATAGCGCTGCTCGAACAGCTCATTGGAGACCCGTCAACCTACACAGGCGCGGAACTCAACGGCTTGGATTATCCGGTCCGGTGGGGTGAGATACCGGTCATCTACGCGCTTGGCAGCGACGAGTTTCCGAAACCTTTCGATTCGCTCGCGGAACGATTGCGGGCTGACAGGGAGAAGGCCGAGCGTGAGCGGCTGCGCGAACAGACCAAGGGCATGAGCCCGGTTTTCCGGACTCTTTACGAAGACTGAATAACTGAATAGTGGAGGTGCCGCATGGCGTTCGGCAGCGAACTTGGTTCCGCGCACATCAGCGTGTTCCCCTCGATGAAGGGTTTCCGCAGCGTGGTCAACAAGGAGGTCGGCGCGAGCGGCAAGGCCGCGTCGAAGGCTTTCGATTCGAGCATGAACGGCGGCAAAAGCGGCGGACTGTTTGGACGCGCGTTCAAAACCGGTTTCAAACAGTCGGCGAACGATTTCAGTGCGGACGTGCTGAAATCCTATGAGCGTGACGTGGCGAAATCCACGGCAGCATACCGTCAGGCCATGCTCCAGCAGAAGGCCGCGGCGAATCAGGTGCGTGCCGCCGAGGAAAGCGTCGCCAATGCCATCGCCAAGCACGGCGAGGGCAGCACGCAGGCCGAGGCCGCGACCATCAGACTCGAACAGGCGCGGCTGAAGCTGTCCACCATGACCGACCGGGCGACGCAGGCCGAGAACCGGTTGAAGGATGCGCAGAAGGCGCTCAAGGACGCGCAGGAAAATCTCGCTTCCAGCAGTGGTTCGCTTGGATCGGCGTTCAAGAATCTTGGTTCGGCGATAATCCAGCCGGTCTCCGGCGCGTTCGGACGGGTCAAAAACGCGGCAACGTCGGCGTTCTCCGGCATCGCCACGAAAGCCCGCGACGGCATGAGCGCTGCCGGCGCTGCCATGCAATCCACCGCGTCACGTCTTACCGCGCCATTGTCTGCGAAGTTCTCCGCGATGAGCTCGGCCATCGCGGCAAGGATCCCAGCGCCTTTCAAAAACGTCAGCAATGCCATCGGCGGCTATCTCGGCAACGTCGGCGGCGCGGTCGGCGGCGTGCTTTCGCAGATTCCCGGAGCCGCCGGCAGTGTCGCGTCTGCGATAGGCTCCAAGCTCAAAAGCGGAGCCGACACCGCATGGAATGCGATCAGCTCCATGTCTGGCAAGGCCGTCGGCGCGTTGAAGGGTGTTGCCACTGTCGGACTTGCAGGCGTTGGCACCGCCGTCGCGGCTTTGGCAGGCGTCGGCAAGAGCGCTCTCGACGCATACGCGACATACGAGCAGGCCGTCGGCGGCGTGGACACGCTGTTCAAGGACGCTTCGGGCACCGTGCAGAAATACGCGGCGGAAGCGTACCGGACAGCCGGAGTGAGCGCCAACGAGTACATGACGCAGGTCACGAGCTTTTCCGCCTCGCTGATCAGCTCGCTCGGCGGCGACACTGCGAAGGCCGCGGAACTCGGCAACACCGCCATGGTCGACATGTCGGACAACGCCAACAAGATGGGCACCGACATCGAGTCCATCCAGCAGACCTACCAGTCTCTGGCGCGCGGCAACTACGCCATGCTCGACAATCTGAAGCTCGGCTACGGCGGAACGAAATCCGAGATGGAGCGTCTGATCCAGGACGCGAACAAGGTCAAGCAGGCGAACGGGGAGATGGGCGACCTGTCCATCGACAAGTTCTCCGACGTGGTGCAGGCGATCCACATCATGCAGGAGCAGATGGGCATCAGCGGCACCACCGCCAAGGAGGCCGCGACAACCATCGAGGGCTCTGTCGGCATGATGAAGGCCGCATGGCAGAACTGGCTGGCGGAGCTCGGCAAGGACAATGCCGACATCAACGGATTGACCAAGCAGCTGGTAGATTCGGTCGGCACGGTCATCGAGAACGTGGGTCCGCGCATCGCGCAGATCATCACCGGCATCACCGCCGCACTGCCACAACTGTTCTCCTCATTGGGCAGCACGCTGCCGGCACTGGTCATGCAGATTCTTCCGCCAGTGCTCGGAGCGTTGGGACAGCTCGGCACGATGCTGCTGACCAGCGCGATGACATGGATCTCGACGAGCCTGCCCCAGCTGCTCGCCCAGTTCCAATTGTGGGTCACGTCGACCCTGCCGTCGTTTTTGCAAACCGGATTGACGATGGTCACGAACCTCTTGCAGGGCATCGTGCAGGCATTGCCTCAGATCGCGTCCACGGCGGTGACCGTGCTGACGACGCTGCTGGATGGATTGTCGGCCCAGTTGCCGCAGCTCATCCCTATCGGCATCAACGCCGTCCTTAACCTCGTGCAAGGCATCCTCAACAACCTGCCGCAGATCATCGACAGCGGTTTGAAGCTTATCCTCGGACTGGCGCAGGGCCTCATCAACGCCATGCCGGACTTGGTAGGCAAGGCTCCGATCCTTATCGGACAACTGGTCGGTGGCATCATCAATCGTCTCCCGCAGATCCTGCAGGCTGGCGTACAGCTGCTCTTCGCACTGGCCAACGGTTTCATTTCGTCGGTTCCACGGCTTATCGGCGCCATCCCCGGCATGGTCGGCCAGATCATGCGCGGTTTCACATCGGTTAACTGGGGGAGCGTCGGCCTGAATATCATCACGGGTATCGCGACCGGCATCGCAGGCGCGGCAGGCAGACTCGTGACCGCCGCAGTCAACGCGGCCACGAACGCGTTGGATTGGGTGAAACGCAAGCTTGGCATCCATTCGCCGTCGCGCGTGTTCCGCGATCAGGTCGGTGAGATGATCGGCGAGGGCATGGCGGTCGGCATTGACGAGAGCGCGTCGAAGGTGAGGAAGGCGGCTGGAAGGCTGACCGGCATTCTGCCGTCGCAGGACGCCTCGTATTCCGTCGGCGTCGCCAACGGCTCGCGTGGCGTTAACGCTGCAGCCTACGGCAATGGTGGGAGCGTGACGAACATCACGCAGACGTTCAATTATCCGGCCATAGCGCCGACGAGCATTTCCACGCAGCAGAAGCTGCAGACGGCGGCCATGCCGCAATGGTGATTGGGAGGTTTCGCGCATGAAGGTCAGCTATTCTCTCAACGGCCAGCCGCTCGATTCCGAGCGGATGCGCGTGCTTGTCGGCACGACGCACTACACGGCGCTGTCGCCGATCGTTGACACCGTGCAGGTGCCAGGACGGCACGGCTTCATCGTCGGCTCGTCCATTCCGGTGTTGGATGCTCCGGAGCTGACAGTCAAGGTGGCGGCGTGGGGTGCGGATGCCGATTCGCTGATCGCACGCTTCCGCGCCATGTGCCTGTATGCGTCGAAGCTCACGCTCGGCAAAACGGAGACAACAGATGACGGCTATTCGCGCAGCATGGTCACTCGCGTTGTGTGCACGTCCTGCGAGCCGGACGATGATGAGAGGCCGTTCAGCGACCTGCGCGTCATGACCGCCGTTTTCCAACTGCCTGACGTGTTCTGGCATGGGGAGCAGTGGCAGGAGGCGACGTTGGCCGCGTCGGGCGGCAGGCTCCTGCCGGGCGGGGTCTCGAAGCCGAGCGGCAAGGGGTATTGGACGCGCTGGCAGGGATTGCCTAACGCCAGTCCGTCCGAGCTTTTCGACACGCTTCCCGACGGTTGGCCGTCGGACGCGCCGATCGCCACGCTGGTATTGCGCTTCGGTGCGGCCACTGGCGTTACCATCGCAGATCCGGTGAGTGGAACGAATCTCATGTGGGGCGGCAAACGCGACGCCTCACGACCTTACCTTTTCGTCGATGCAGCCAATCGCAAGGCGTGGACGGCGGCCAATGCCGACGCATGGTCAGGCGGCACGGATGCGACGAATGGCATCGACTGGACCACGGAGCCACTGCAAGTGTGGCCTGACATTTCGTCCGGCGATTATCGCCTCGCAATCAAACAGACCGGCAGCGCCGACAAGGTGACATGCCGGTTTTTGCAATCCTGGGAGTGATTCATGGCAAAGACTTTGCATGCGCGCCTCGTGGCCTATCGTCCCTTCGGCAACCGACTGGGTGTGCTGGCTGAGCCGGTGAGCTTCAGCGCTTCGATGCTCCACGATGATGATGGCGCCATCAGCATCGAATATTCGATGTTGTCAGGTGACGCGGCGGCGTTCGACCGGCAGTTGACGGACGGCCTGGAAGTGGCCGTGGAGGTGTCGGACGGCACCGGCTATCGTGAGCCGGATAACGCGCGTTTCGTCATCACCGGACGTTCCGGCAAGACCGATGACCGGACTCGCACCGTCACCTATAGCGGCCAGTCGATAAGCTGGCTGCTGTCAAAGGCGGAAAACAACGATTCTTCGCATCTGCTCGCGGACGGCGATAACAAGGGTAAGCGGCCCTTCTATTCGTCGAATCCGGGTGTGATCCTCAAGACGCTGTTGGATGAAAACAAGGCTCGTGGTGGCGTGGCCACCGGCCTGACGCTCGGCTTCGACACCGCCAAAGATTCGAATGGTGATGCCTGGAACAGAAAATACACTTTATATTATTCGCTCGGCACGGATCTACAGACCATCCTGAGTGCTCTTGTTAATGGTGGCGGCTGCGACTGGCGCACGAGCGGCCGCACGCTGAAAATGTGGAATGCGGACAGCACGGCTTTGAGTCGTGATCTAAGCAAGCAGGTCGTGCTGCAATTGGCGCGCGACATCGGCGAGGCTCCATACGAGGAATCCATCGCGGATCTGGCCAGCACTATCCTCGTCGAGGGTGACAATAATCTGCTTTTCCGCATGGATAATCCGGCTGCTCCGACGCCTTGGGGCAAGTGGGAATCCTACAGCTCGCAGGGTGGCGTGTCCGACAAGGACACGGCTCAAGCATTTATGCAGAGCACTTTGGATGATGCGGCTAGGGTTCGCGGACAGTACACGCGCGATCTGGTCATCAGCGAGGTGGACAGTCTGCCGCTCGTCGACTATCACGCGGGCGACTGGATCACCGCGCCCACCGTCAGCCACGGCGAGAAGGTGCGCGTGCAGGAAATCGACCTGAGCATGCGCCAGGGCGAGGGACTATCCTGCTCAATCGCTCTGAATGATATTAAGTATGACGCTTCCGTGCGTCAGGCGAAGAAGCTCAAGGGCATCACCGGTGGTGCCGCATTGGCCGGTAGCGAGGGCGGCACGACCGCCTCTTCCGACCGTGACCATCGCGTGCCGAAGGCTCCGCTTGGGCTTGTGGTGCAGACTGATGCCTATATCGGCAGCGATGGTTTCGCGCATGGTCTGGCCACGGCTTCGTGGTCTGCAGTGACCGAAGCGACGAATAACACCGCCATCGAAATCAGCAATTACGCCGTCGAGTGGCGCAAGCACGTGGATAGCGCGCCCTGGCATGCGGCGGGCACGACGGATAAGACGCAGCTTGGCTTCGGAGGCTTGGATTGCGGCACGCAAATCGAGGTCAGGGTCAGGGCCGTGCCGACGTATTCGGACAAGCTCGGCGAATGGTCGGCCGTCGTGGTGGCAACTGTGGAGTCGGATACGACGCCATGCTCCGTGCCGTCAAAGCCGGTATTGTCGTCCGAATTGGGCGTGGTGACCGTCTACTGGGATGGCAGGACAAGCACTGGCGCTCAGATGGAATCGGACTTCGACCATGTTGAGGTGGGTGAGGGCGCTAACGCGGCTGGAATGCAGGTCATCAGCGCTACCCAGTCGGGTCGGGGCGATTACGTCATCACCGGCCTGGCAGCTGGCTCACAGCACTCTTATGCGTTCCGTTCGGTCGATCATGCGGGCAATCGCTCCAACTGGTCGGCAGTCGCCACTGTCACCGTGGCTTCCGCTGTCTCGCCTGAAGAGGTCAAACGAATCCAGCAGGATTTGGCTGACAACAAGACGGTTTTGCAGGATAATACTGCCAAGCTCGATCAGGCGCGGAAGGATATCCAAGCCAACAAGTCGAATCTCGACGCGGCGAATCAGACGCTCACGCAGGCGCAGGCCGACCTGACGCAGGCCCGGAAGGATATCGCGCAGACCAAGAGCGACCTGACCACCGCGAATGGCGAGATCAGCAAGGCGAAGGAGTCGGCGGCTCAAGCGTATGCCGAAGCCCACAGCAAGAATCATACGTTTCGTGGGCCGGACGAGCCGAAGGACAATCTCATCGTCGGCGACCTGTGGCTCAAGACGCAGAAATATTGGACGAGGTGGAAAGGCGAGAAAAACAACTCACCGAGCCTCTTGGCTGACTTCTACACCTACTGGCAGGGCGAAGCCAATAATTCTCCTTCCGTGCTCGTGCCGCTGTCGGATCGTGTGATTGACACGCTTGTCTGGGATGGTGCCGCTTGGAACCACATGGGCTATGCCGACGTGGAGCGCAATGCCGACGAAATCGCTCAGGCGAAGTCGGATATCGCGGATAATGCGGCTAAGACCACCGACGCGAAGAAGGCTGCTGAGAATGCCGCTGCCGCAGCGAAGAACGCTCAAGGCACAGCTGACACGGCCAATGGTGCGGCGAAGACAGCGCAGGACACCGCCAATGCGGCCAACGCTGCCGCGAAGAGTGCGACCACCACCGCAGGTCAGGCCAAGGATGCTGCCAACGCGGCAAACGCCGCCGCCGAAAGCGCGAAGAAGACCGCAGGCAACGCGGAGACGCTGGCTAACACCGCCAATGAGTCCGCAAAGTCCGCCAAGTCCGACGCGGCTTCCGCCAAGATGGACGCTTCCACCGCGAAGACGGACGCGGCCAATGCCAAGACCACCGCCGCGAATGCGTCAAGTGTGGCGACCCAAGCCAAGGCCACTGCCGACAGTGCGGCACAATCCGCCACCGATGCGGCCAATGCCGCGCAGAAGGCCAATACCGCAGCAGCTGCCGCCGCTGGCGTGGCCAATGGCAAGGCCGACGTGCTCATCCAGAGCACGGCACCGGCCACGTCGATGCGCAAGGCTTCGACCTTGTGGATTGACACGACTGGAGGCGCGAACACGCCGAAGCGTTGGAATGGCAGTGCTTGGGTGGCTGTGACCGACAAGGCCGCTACTGACGCCGCGAATGCGGCTGTCAAGGCGAATGATGCGGCCAAGACCGCTCAATCCACCGCTGACAAGGCGCAGACGGCTGCGGCCAATGCGGCTTCTCAGGCTAATCAGGCTCAGGCCGCAGCGCAGAAGGCACAGACCACTGCGGACGGAAAGAATCTGATCTACCGTGGCCCGGACGAACCGTCGCATGATGGCTTGAAGCCGGGGGACATGTGGTGGAGGACGCAGAAGTATTGGACGAGGTGGAAGGGTGAGAAAAACAACAGCCCCTCACTGCTTGCCGACTTCTACACCTACTGGACCGGCGCGCCGAACAACAGTCCGAGCGTCTTGGTGCCGCTTTCCGATCGTGTCGTCGAGGTGCTGACGTGGGATGGCACGCGCTTCGAACCGTTTGACCTCGTGGCGAACAACATCCTCGCTGCTGGCACGGTGGCCGCGAAGCATCTTGCCGCCGACTCAGTGACGGCGGAGAAGGTCAAGGCCAATGCCATCACGGCGGACAAGCTGGCGGCAAACTCGGTCACGACCGAGAAGCTGGTTTCCGATGCGGTGACCGCTGGCAAATTGGCGGCTGATTCGGTGCAGGCGCGGAATATCGTCGCACTGGCCATCACGTCCGACAAGATTGCAGCCAACTCGGTCACGACGGCGAAGCTCAAGGTCACGGAAGACATGACCGTGGCGCTGCTCAACGTCCACAAGATCCAGGCCGGAGAGATTGCGGCTAATGCCGTGACCACTGCTGCCTTGGCGGCTGGCGCGGTGGACGCGGATAAATTGGCTGCTAATTCGGTCAATGCGTCCAAGATTGTCACTGGTGCGATCACGGCGGACAAGCTCGCGGCAAACAGTGTGACGGCTGTCAAGATCGCGGCTGGCACTATCACGTCCGACAAGGTGGCGGCGGGCCAATTCAAAGGCTATGTCTTCACCGGCGCGATATTCCAAAGCTCCGAGGCCGAGAACACCGGAATGAAGCTCAACTCGACCGCATTGCAAATGTGGGATTCCAGCCACAACCGCACCGTCTATCTTGACGGCGAAGGCAAGTCGAATGTGCTGACCGGCACCTTCCAGACCTGCACGAGCGGGCACAGGGTGCGTATCAGTCCGGATTACAAGTCGCACGCGATTGCCGGGTCGGAGACTTTTACCGGTGACGGATTGGAGTTTTTGGCGTACAAGGATTCGATCGCATATTACAACTATCCTACGGTCGCGTCGCTCATCGAATCGAATCAGGTCGGCTTGATGAGCGAATTGGACTTGTGGAGCGGATACGTGAGCAAGAACGACCCCGCTGCTTTCATGAGTCTCAAATCGAAGCCTCGTGCGAAAGGCGGCACCGGCAGCGGCGTCACGTCACAAGTGTATCTGCACGCCGACACGAATTATGACGAGTCCGACTTGTCGAAAAAAAGCTCCTCATGGCTCACCATGCATGGTGTCGGCGGATCGGGTGCAAGCGCGTATCTCAACGTGCGCAGTGATTCCGGCAGCTTGTGCGAGGTCGGCGTGCACTCGCAGGGCGCGAAGGCCCGCGCGTACTGCACCGCATCCGACGCGAACGGCGAAATCGGCATGGTGTCCGACATCAGCGCAGGCTATCTCTACCTCGGCGGCTATCTTGGCGGCATCACGAACCGTTTTACGTTCCATGCCCAGGCTGCGTGGAAGGCGTGGTATCCGAATCCCGGCTCGAAGATTGCGACCGGCGCTTCCATGCAAGTCAATTGCACGTTCAGCCCCACAAAATACGGCCACTATTACGTTGTCGCTAACGCGGACAGCGATTGGGCGGGCATCATCGCGCACCCGGCCAATACGGGCGGTCAGAGCGGCTTCACATTGAAGCTTTACAACGCCGACCAGCCTTGCCCGGTGGATGTTTACGCGGAATTCCTGGCTTATTTGGTCAAATGATTGGAGGGAATGTTGTCAGCGACTTTCGAAATGGATGATAACAGTGGGCTTTGCATTATCCGCTGTAATCCGCCCATAAACGGGTCGGACAGCTTCGTCTTCGCACCTGACGTGATTGCTTCGTGGAAGGCTTTGCTTGGGCTTGCTTCGATTCGGGAGGCGATCGCGGCGATCATGCAGGGCAGGGAGGACGTGAGCCGGTACGACCGCGCCACCGGCAGGGGCGTGTGGACGGGGGCTTACGAGGCCTTGGAAAGCGCGCTGAATGATTCCGCCACCGGCGTGAGCATGCTTGCGGCTGATGGGGAAGTGTTGAATGACCCGCTGACCGCCGCGCGCAATAAGGCGCGTGAGGGCATGAACCTGCCGGTCATGTCGAATGAGACGGACGCGAATCTCATTGCCACACTGGCCGCTGATGATGTTGATTCCGAGCCGTCGAGTGGCATTGACATCAGCGTCACCAAGGACATCGAGGGCCTTGACGCTTTCCTATCGGACGAGTCCAGCCAGACCGCACTGGATGAGTGCGAGGAGCGCTTTTATGAATCCCTCATGCCACGACCTCAAAACAACCAACAATAAGGAGATTGATTATGGCCGATGAGACCACTGAAACCACTGCCGATACCACTACTACCGTGACTCCCACCTCGTCTGGTGTGCTTGACTTGCGCCCACCGCAGGAGTCGGTGCGCGCGGAATTGTGCCGTTTGGGATTGGAGTTTTCCAGCACTGACGGCACTACCGAATCGTGGCGCGACTACAGCCGTGGCGTGCTTGCGACCTTCGATGATTCCGGCACCAGCGTGACTTTGACGGATGTGAAGACGAATCTCGGACGCACTTTGACACTCGACGAGCTTAAGGCCGTGACTCGTATCGACACGATGACCGCCGCCGACTAATCCAGCATTCCAATTTTTTCAACCCCTGCAATCCAATCGGATTGCGGGGGTTTCGTATTTAAGGAGACTTATTTTGGCTCAGATTCCGGCCGACGCGAACGACGTCATCGACTCTCTTTCCGCGCAAATCGGCACTCTCAACAAGCAAATCGCAATCCTGACCAGCCAACTCGCGGCGGCCATGAAACTGATCCCGCAGGACGTGCTCGACGCAACCAAGGGGGTGGATGATGACATTGAGGATTAACTGGTTCCCCGACCCGAACATCACGCAGACGGTTAAACCGTATGCGCCGAGCACCGTGAAAGTGGATTTTCCGGTCGTGGCCCGCAGGAACTGGCTGCGCGCGACCGTGCTCACCGTTGGAGACGGTTACGCGCAGTATTCGCTGCAAGGCGACCGTATTCCACCGGCTGGAACCTACCACGTGCACTGCTGTGCCTTCGCGAAGCACGCCAACGCATTCACCCGCGTCTACATGAAGGTCGGTGGCAAGTATACGGTGCCATTGCAAAAAGAAATAGCGGATGGCACGACGGTCGATGTCGACGGGACCATAACGATTCCGGACGGCTGCGAGGAACTCATCATCCGCACCACAGCAGGCAACGTGGTCGGCGCGATAGGCATGATGAGCGATATTCTCATCGAACGTGCCGACACGTACGACGCTGCCGTGGGGGGGGGGCTTCCGGGCTTCTTCACCGGGGACACGATGCCGCGCGCATAGGAGCGTCCGTCGGGCGGGTGATGTCCGATGATGATAACGAACCTATGCACGAGACCAACCTCGACCATCACCTTGAGAGCCAACAATTGGGTGCATCTCACGACCGTTCCGAGCGTGAGAGGGATGACATATTGGGTCAGTTTCGATGTGAACGTCACAGGCGGCACTGTCTCGTTTATCGGAACACAGGGCGAATTCAGCGCCCGCCAACGTGTCAGCTACATGACGTACGTCGACAATTCCAGTCCGCTATCAGTGAATTATTCCGTCAAGTCAGGCAGTCCGACCGTCACCGTGACAAATATACTCATCTGCACGTGGGCCGAGTATCAGTCGAACAAGACCCTGCTCGACGGCATCGGATATTTCGACGGGGATACGATGCCCCGAGCCTGACCCTCGCACTGGGGGTGGTGGCATGAGTGTCATCACGAATTATGCGTCCAGCCCGCTTGCCGTTTGCACCGTCAATGGTGCTGGCCGTAACGATTTCCCAGGCTGGAATGTCACTAATGATGCGCCGGCCGAGCACGTCGTGAGCGCCAGAGTCGAGCTTGTGTCCGGCACTGGCACGATCAGATTCGGATGGGACAGTGATCACGTGCTTGATAAGACGGGACGTCTGACAGCTTATCCGAGACAAAATATTTTCCCTCAAATCACGGTCATCACCACCGGTGATGCCGTCTGGAAAGTCAGCCACGTTATTGTCACCTCACAAGCGGAATACAGTCAGCTGACATCAAAATACGGGCTTGTTTATTTCGATGGCGGCACTATGCCAAAAGACTAACCAATTTTAAGGAGATGTGATGTGATTCAAACGTTTCTAGCAGGGTTTGGCGGTGTGGGCGGCGCGTGCGCGCTCATCACACTCGGCCTGAAAGTCTGGCCGGGCGCTTTGGAAGGATTGGCGACCGGCCTGTACAGCCACGTCAATCCCGAAAGACTGCCATACAATTCGCCGCTCTCCCAGCATTTCGCCAAAACACGAATGCTCGGAGAACGTACCGAAAAATTCGACGAGCGCATGGACGAGTTGTGCCGTGACACCATCAAAAACACGATCATCAGCCTGATCTACGGCGACCAGTCACACGACCATTCCGAGGCCGTCCGATACGAGCTGGCTAAGCTCGAAAAACTCGACGCGCAATGCTGGATCATCTCAGCAGCCGAAAAATACTTGGAGGACCGGCAATGACACGACTGCTCATCGCGGGCGGAGCCTACCTATTGCTCCTCGCACTCATTCTCATTTTCAACCACGGCGCTCACATGCGCTGAAACCGATTTTCAGGGCCATCACTTCAGTGGTGGCCCTTTCGTTTGCCTCGAAAGAGGCGGAAAGGAGGCGGTCGTGATCGATGTGACCATGACGCCGGAAATGACACCGCAGGGCGATTCGATGCCGCCCGAAACCATTCAAGTCGTGTCCGAGGAGGACGCGGCCAAGGCCGTCGAAGGATTGGAGGACTGACATGGCAAGCGTAAGCACTTTCATCAATCGCATGCGCTACTGGTGCGCAGTCGCCAATCTCGGCTACAGCCAGTCCGACCGTTGGAATTTCAACGCTTCGGCGGGTAATTGCGACTGCTCCAGTCTGGTGATCCACTGCCTGCGTGAGGCGGGCTTCGACACCGGCACGGCCACCTACACCGGCAATCTGAGCGGCAATCTGACCCGTCGCGGCTGGACCCGCCTGCCCGCGAACGGCAGTCCGCAGCCGGGCGACATCCTGCTCAACGACGTGCACCACGTGGCCGTCTATCTTGGCGGCGGCAAGCTCGCGCAGGCGTCCATCAGCGAGCGTGGCACCGCGTATGGCAGGGCTGGTGACCAGACTGGCCGCGAAACCAACATCCGCGCCTACTACAACTATCCGTGGAATTGCTATCTGCGATACCAGGGCGCCCAGTCTTCCGCTCCAGCCGCAAATTCCGGTGCCATCGCAGTGGATGGCAATGTCGGCCCGGCCACGGTACGCCGCTGGCAGCAGGTGATGGGCACCGCGGTGGATGGCGTCATCAGCGGCCAGCAGGTGCCTGACGGCAGGACTTACGCGCGTCCGGCAATCGATTCGAGCGTGGTTCGCTACGGTGCTGGCGGCAGTGATCTGATCCGCGCCGTGCAGCGTCGCCTGGGCTGTGGTGTTGATGGTCTGCTTGGCCCTGCCACCATTCGCGCCATCCAAGCGCACTACGGCTTGGCGCAGGACGCATCATTCGGTCCTGGTACGGCACGCGCCTTGCAGACGGCACTCAATCAAAACCGATTCTAAGGGGGTTTAATATGGCTCAACATGCAGCGCCAACGACTTTGGAGACCACAGTCAATAATCTGACCAACGAGTGCGAGGACGGTCAGGACAACCAGCAGCCGACCGCTTACACGCCCGTCTTTTCCAAGGGCGTGCGTACCGTGGTCTACGTGCTGGGTCTGATCGCATCGTGCGTTGGTCTTGGCTTCATGACCTTCGGTGACGCCGCGATCGGCGGATACATCAGCACCGTGGCCGGCTTCATCGCTTCCGGCTTGGGCGTGGCCTACAATCCACTCCGCCGCAATTAATTTTCGGGCTTGAAAATCAAACTCGCGCCGGAAACTCAACATCAGGTGTGGAAAAATTTGCGGCACTGTAGTGTCCGTGGAATTTTTTACACCCTGTTTTTAAATCTGCCCCTTCTCCATTTTGGAGGAGGGGCTTTGCTTTTAGGACTTTCAAAATGGGCATCAGACAGCAGACGATTGACGATTATGGGTCGTTCGTGGAGAAATTCAAGCCGAAGAAGACCACGGATGACTGCTACACCCCCCCCGCAGTGTATGGGGTGATAAAAGACTGGGCTTGCCGGGAATACGGTATAGACCCTGATAAGGTGGTGCGCCCGTTCTATCCGGGCGGGGACTACGAGCGGTTCGACTATTCGGGCGGTGCGGTGGTTGTGGATAATCCGCCGTTCAGCATCCTGTCGAAGATCTGCACGTTCTATCGGACGGAGCAAATTCCGTTCTTCCTGTTCGCGCCGTATCTCACGATCTTCTCCAGCACGTCGCGCAACGGAGCGCACATGATCGTCACGGATTCGACCATCGAATACGCGAACGGCGCGCAGGTCAACACGTCGTTCGTGACGAGTTTCGGTGATGACCTGATCCGCACCGCGCCGGATCTGGCCAACGCGATAGACGAGACCGTGAAGCGCGTCAGGAAAGAGCAACGCAGGCATCCGCCGAAATACGCGTATCCGCGTGAACTGCTTACCGTGAGCAGGCTCGGGAAGATCGGCAGGCAGGTCGAGTTCCGCGTCAAGGCTTCGGACGTTGCGTTCACGAGGGCTCTCGACTCGCAGAAGGCCGTGAAGAAGGCCATCTACGGCGGCGGCTATCTCCTGAGCGAAGCTAAGGCCGCGGAACTGAAGGCCGCGGAACTGAAGGCCGCAGAACTAAAGGCCGCAGAAGACGTGACAGTCTGGCCTCTCTCCGAAACCGAAAGGCGGATCATCGAAAACCTCGCGCAAGAATCGCGCGGTTGAATTCCTGTTGGAATATTTTGCACCCACATGCAACATCGCCCCTCTCTCAGCTCTTAAGCTGGGGGAGGGGCGTTTTCGTGTTTATTCGGTCTTGTGTTTGCGTGGCCTGCCTCCGCCGACGCCGCGTCCTGGGCGCTGCGCGTTCCATTGGTCGATGGTGTCGGGGAGCCAGCCGCGCGTGCGGCCGATGGTTACGTCCGGCTCGGGCAGGTCGTAGGAGGCGGCGTTGGCGACGCCGAGGCGTTCGGAGACCTGTTTGATGCCGAGGTATTCAGTCGTCATTGTCCCTCCTGTCCCTGATGAGCGTGGCGATGCTCCAGATTCCCGCCGCGAGGCCGAACAGTCCGGCCTGCCATGCTTTCCCGGCGCAGCCGAGCGAGAGCGATGTCAGGCCGCATACGATGCCGCATACGGCGAACAGTGTGCTTGTCTTCATGATGGGTCATGAAATAGGATGGAACCGGAGGGTTCCGGGCAGTAGGAGTGCTCGGAACCCTCTTGTCATCTGCCGTGCCTAGGCGGCTTTCTGAGCGAGATGACCAGCGCCGCCAGTGCGATGATGTTGCTTGTCACCGAGCTGATGGCGTTTACGATGTCCGTCCATTTCATGTTCACCTCCTTTCCTTTGTTGACATAAACTATTGTATCAAATATATATAAGTAATGCAAGCCAAAACACAAAAAACAGAGAAAAAATCAACGGATTGATAGACTTGATGCCACGCAAACGAAGGGGCAAGCATGGCCTACACGATCCGCCAATACCAGACGAAAAGCGGAAAAAGATACGAAGTCAGATACCGTAAGCCGGACGGCACGGACACCGGCAAACGCGGCTTCAAGCGCAAGATGGACGCCGACGCGTGGGGAGCGGCCAACGTCACCACCGCGAAAAGCGTCGGAGCCTACGTCGACCCACAAGCCGGGCGCAGGCTCGTGGAGGACTTCTGGGAGCCGTGGCTGGCCGCCAAGAAGACCAAGGCGAAGCCAAGCTACATCAAGTCGCTGGAAGACGCTTGGCGCGTGCATGTGGAGCCACAATGGGGCATGAGGGAGATGCAGTCAATCACACGCGACGAAGTGCAGCGGTGGGTCACCGATCTGGCAGGACGACGCAGCGCGTCGGTAACGATTCGCGCCGAGAATCTGCTTCGCAGCCTCATGGAAAGAGCGAAGGAAGACAAGTGCATCCACGACAATCCATGCGACGGCATCGAGCTGCCGCGCAAGCAGGTGCGGAAACACGTCTATCTCTCGGCCGACGAATTGTCTCGTGTGGCGATGCAGTGCGGGTGGCGTGAGCCGATCGTGCTCACGTTGGGATTGTGCGGCATGCGCTGGGGCGAACTCGTCGCCCTGCGTGTGGAGGACGTTGACCTGCAACGATGCAGGCTCCATATCTGGCGCAGCATCACCAGACTGTCCAGCAGGATGGTGGAGACCGACCCGAAAACCCATGATGGACGCTCGGTGATGTTCCCCCTGGTGTTGCGTCCCCTGCTCGCCAGGCAATGCGAGGGGCGCAGGCCGTCCGATTTCCTTTTCACCGCTCCCGGCGAGCCTTTGGACGAGCCGATGGGGAATGGCTGGAATCCGACGCGAAGCGATGGATGGTTCGCGGTGGCTCTTCGTCGCGCGGGCGTGGACCGTGGCCACATGACGATTCACGATCTGCGCCATACGGCCGCTTCGCTCATGGTGCAGTCCGGCGCTAACGTCAAGACCGTGCAAAGGCAGCTGGGGCACAAGAGCGCCGCCATGACATTGGATGTTTACGCCGATCTCTTCGATGATGATCTGGATGAGCTGTCGGAGAGGATGGGTGGTTTGCTCTTTTCGCGGAATGTGGGCAAAATGTGGGCAAACGTGACGCAAGGTGTCGATGGAACCGTTGAAACGGTTGGTGTCTGAGGCTTTTCGCCGGTGGGTTCGAGTCCCGCTGGAGGCACTTTTGGAAACCGCCAGAGATGGCGGTTTT